CGTTCTCCATAAACAACTTGTCAGAGCCTCCTCCGACAGCTCCACCCCCTGACTGATCAACGAATGAGAGCACACCACTGCCATTTGTGGAAAGTACCTGACCTGAACTCCCTGCACTTGTTGGGAAGGTAGCAACTTTAACTCCGTTAGCTGCAATAGAAACTAATCCTGATCCGCTTCTAAATATTCCTGTGTCTGTGTCATCAGAAAATGTTATGGAAGGAACTGTATTAGTTCCATCAGGAAATGTTCCTCCAGCATTTAGATAATCAGCAGCAGCTAAAATTACACCAAAGAAACTTTCACCTGAAGCTGGAGCAGAACCAAAAACTATATTTGTCCCTGATAATGTAAAACCTGTTCCTGGTTCTTGAACTACACCACCAACAGAAATTATTAATTGTGTCTCATATTTTGGAAATGGTACAGGTGCAGAACCACCAACTGTTAAAGCAAAAGTTGTGAGGCTTCCGTTAAACGAACTTGATACATCATCAACCGTTTTATAAGCATTATTCGATCTGAGATTATTACCTATATACGGCATGCTTACTGAAATCTTTTATTTGCTTCTTCTATTTTACAGAGGCTAATTTTTGAGAATTATTACTAATTTTTTAAAAAATTTAAGTATTAGGTCCTGCAGTTGATGGTTGTGTCGGCCAAACAACATCATCAGGAGTTTTATCTTTATAAGTCTGAGGAAGATCTCTTAAATTTTGTCTATAAGCAGCCCATTGAGCCTGATCAACAGTTGCACCAGTTGTCATTGTCCAATCCGTAGACTGCAGTATATTATCTCTTTTTGTTCTGATGTTATCCCAAGTTAATGTAGCAGTAGCAGCTTCGGCTGTGTGTCCCTCCTCTACCCACGCAAGATACTCTTGATAATCAGTGTTTTCTCCATCAAATGGTATACTTACTTCCAAGCCATTTCTTGTTCTTAAAACTGATGTAATTTGATTTGTTATAGGATCTTTATAAAGTTTGTAGATTGGATTTGTTGGATATGCCATAATTAAAGCTCCGCATTTATGCCAAGTGTATTGTTATGAGTAAAACTAGCTACTCTATCATCATCTATACTATGACCTGCCATTGACATGTATAGGATATTTGTATTTGCAATAAAACCATTAGTTGCAAGAACTGGTGTACTAGTAGAGTCTGATTGACCATTATATTTATACGCTCGAATTCCATTACTACTTGACCAGGCACTACTTGGTTCAAATGTAGGTGCAGCTCTCATAGGCGTAGTTAGATAATAGTTATATAAAAGGAGACTACCACCAGAACCACCTCTTCCTCCACCAATATAACCAGCAGGGAAAAATGTATAGTATCTCTTGCACTTATTTATCTCATCACAATATGACCTATGCTCGAAATCTGTTGCCACGCTGCCTACTTCTAATTGAACTCCTGTTACCTCAAATGTTGCATCATTTGTTGTGTACCATGTCGAAGTGTTATCTGGTGTTCTTGTAGAATCATTTTGGGCTGCCCATTGATTTAAAGTTACACTAGAAGCTGTATAGTCTGTTCCCCAAAATGGTGCAACAACAACTAAATCTAATCCATTATTGACATTATTATCAAATTGTAAATTAGAATTACCTGGAATTGTTTTTGTTATTTTTGTCCAAGTATCAGCACTTAAAGAACCAGTTTCAAAAGGATAGTTTTGTTTAGTGCCATCTATAGTTTGTACATAACCATAGAAATTTTGTGCAACACTTGATTTTACCCAGAAAGATAATGTTATAAAACTTGAACTGGAGGTGTAATTCCAACCACTATTGGCAATAACTTGTGCTTCTATTCTTTGTCTAAGATAAATATTATCGGCTGATCCTGCACCACTAGTTTGATTTCCATTTTGAATTTTATATGATTTTCTAAAACCTAAAGTATATGGTGTAGTTCCACTAGCAACATCAGCTTGTGTTTGTGTAGGTGCTTCATCAGTTCCACCAAATCTATATTCAAATCTATCAACAGTTTGATAACCAGTAGAAGTAGATGACGTACCACGTTGAGCCACTTGCATAGCTCCGTTGATTATTAAATTTCTATTACCTAACTGTCCAGCTAGAGGTAAAATATCATCTGTTAAATCTTGTTTTTCAGCTGCTGTAAAGTTTGTATTCTTTACGTTTGTAGATAGCCTATCTGAACTTACTGTTGTTAGAGCCATGTTTTATACCTCCTTAAGTCTGATCTAGATAACTTACAGTTGCATCTATTTTACTTGCGACACCAGCTCGTATCCTGAGAATATCGTTTGCTTGCATTATTATTTTTGATCCACTTATTATTTCTAATGATGATCCTGCAGGTACAGGTGCATTTTTTATAAGATGAGTATCGTCTGCACCACCACTTTTTACTAAAGCAACGTCAACCTGAACACTGGATGCTGATGTGTTGGAAAGTAAGATACTTAATAAAACTAGTGTTGAACTACCACCAGCGGTAACAACAGTTGCATTACTACTGGTAACGGCATCCGTTACTACGTTTAATTTAGTGTCGCTTTTGAAGGTATTTGCCATATTATCCTAGTGCAAGAATTAATGCAATTTGATCAGAAAAATTGGTAGTAGTTGCAGATAATGTTCCCGTTATAGTCACATTACCTGGAATTGTTACTGCCCCATTAGAATCTATTGTAAGACGTGCAACTCCTCCAGTTACTAATGTGAGTTGATCATTAACTGGACTAATTAATCCTGTATTAGGATCTCCATTAAACTTAAGAGCACAATTATTCAGGTCACCAGTCTTTGCAAATAATGAATTGGAACCATCTTGTCTTAGTAATGGAAAACCTCCATTAGTTATTGCATCATGAATTACAACAGTTTTTAACGAGGTATCTACTGTGACTTCACCTTCAGCACCTTTAAATCCTGAGTGCTCTGCTGTTGTTCCTCTTCTAAATTGAACTTGAGTTGCCATAATACTATCCTAAAGCCACTGCTATTGCAGTAGCAAAATCTTCTGTGGTGAGAGTAGCTATATCCTTACCATCGACTGTTCCTGATACTGTTATATTTCCTGTTACATCAAGTCCTGCTGCAAGATCTAAATTATAATTAATATCAACGCTTTTATTAGAATTTATTAATATAATTGGGTCGGCAGAATCCACTTGATCTACTTGCCATTTTCCTTGAGAGGAAAATATTTGAAAATCAGGATTATTATTTGAATCCATAAATTTTATTTTCCCACCAGCGTTGTTAGTAAAAGTTAATGCACTCCCGTTACAATTTATATTTCCAGCTACAGTTAAACCTGATTCAAATTGAGGATTATGTTCTTTTGTAATAAGTGTTCCATTTTTATTTTGAATAGTAAGGGTTCTAGTGACTCCAGTGCCAATTGCTGAAACATCAAAAGCTACTTGTTTTGTAGTATCAGTATTATCAATAATTCTGAAACCACTAGTCTTTGTAACAACAGCATCGGATGTTAAGGATGTTATTCCAGTTAAAGTTGTGACACTACTTCCAAGAGCAACCGCTGAACTTCCAATTGTTACTGTGCTATTTGCAAGATTACTGTTAGCAATTGAGGATGCAGTAGTTAGAACAGTTCCTGTTTCAGCTGGAAGAGTTATAGTTACATCAGCAGTTGATGCAGGTCCTTTTAGAGTTGCAGAATTTGTTCCATTATCAGTATCTTCTTTAAAAACTATACTTCCTGCAGAAGTTGAAGATCCTGTAAGAACTGGAGCAGTAAGACTTTTATTTGTTAAGGTTTCAGTGCCTGTGGTTGAGACTAATGTGGCATCAGAAACAGCAGTATTAAATTGAGCAAAAGTTCCTGTTAAAGTATTATTTGCTAAATTTACAGATTTATTTGTAAGAGTTTCAGAGCCTGTAGTAGAAACAAGAGTTGCATCGGTAACAGCAGTGTTGAACTGAGCTAGGGTTCCAGATATTGTATTTGATCCAAGAGCTAAAGTTTTATTTGTAAGAGTTACTGAATTATCTAAAGTTACAGGATAAGAAATATCAGTTGTTAAAGCAATAGTTCCTGATGCATTTGGTAACTGTATAACCTTATCTCCACCTGTGGCATCAGGTGCAGTAAGTCTTATTTCATTAGCATCCGCAGTTGTTCCTTCAAATGCAATACTCCCAGCTCCAATTTCAATAGAACTTCCTCCATCTTCTGTACCTGCTATTAAAGTTGTTGAAGCTAATGATGTTAAACCTGCAATAGTTGAACCTGTTGCTCCTAGTGCAACACTTGTACTTCCTATTGTTAATGAAGCGTTAGCTAATTGAGAATTAGGTATTGCACTAGTTCCAAGGACTCCAGTAGTGGAGTTATATGTCAGTCCATTTCCAGACGCTACACTTACAGATCCTCTAGCTCTTGCTTGTGTAAAATATTCATTTGTGCCCTCACTTAAATCGGTAGTACTATTTCCAGCAAAATCTAATTTATCTGCAGAAGAATTTAACTCCTGAAATAGACCTGAAACAAGTACTAATGCCTTTCTAGTTGCCATCTCATATCTCGATCAAGTCCTTAACCAAAAGAACTTATTTATATTTATTTTACGACCACCAAATATCAGGACAAAAGCACTTCAGGCTCTATCTTTATAATAAATTGTGCAGGAGTCCCAGCTTCTCCTACAGGGACAACAAAATGTCCAGCTGTTGTGGGAGGTGTCTCAACTATTCCTCCAGCACTAGAAGGAGATAAAAAATAATTATTTCCTGCATTTAATCCAGAAGTTGCTATAACTCCTCTTACTATTGAACGAACTTGTTGACCAGCAGTTTGCGTCGTTTCAGCAAATCCAGCTACCTTAGCTTTTTCTCTAGTATCGTTAGCAATAGCTCTTCCTAATTTTCCATCACTGTCTCTACAAAATAAAGCTTCACCTTGAGTCACATCCTCAAAACATTCAGCCACATAACCAACCACTTTAAAAACTATTTGATTGGGCATTGTGGATCTTAAATCTTGTAGAGATCCTACAAGTCCTACATAATTCGGAGAGTAGGGTTGGTTTACATCAACGCTAGACATTATCTTAAAAGAATTGGTGGCTCAGGTTGTATTGCAAATTCTGTTGTGGTAACACTTTCTCCGACTCTTACTACTGCTTGACCAGCACTTGAAGGTGCGGTTGTAGTTATAGCACCTGCAGTAGTGGGTGAAAGAAAATGTAAATCTCCTGCATTTAAACTTGAAAAAGTTTTAATACCCATAACCACAACTTTTATTGTTGCTCCTGATATTCCATCAGTATTGGCAAATCCAATTACTGTAGCATTTTCTAAAGTGCCATCTGCTGCACTAGCTTTCCCTACTTTACCGTCGGAAGTTCTAATAAATAATGCATCTCCGTCTGCAACTGCTTCAAATGTTTCAGCGTCAAATCCAATCTGTAAAGGAGCAAATGTTGGAAAACCTTCTTTTAAATCAATAATTGCATCGGTTAAACCTCTGAAATTGGGCTCATAAGGTGAGCGAGTCATTGCAAAACTATTACCTGTCATTAAGTCAACTAAGACAGTAATAGCACCTTCTATATTTGGTTCGTACCCTGTAGCCATAATATTTGCATATAATTATCTATTTTAAACTGTGCCTACCATTATAATTAAATTATGGAACCTCAAGTTATTGCAGCTATTATTTCAGGAAGTATTGGAGCCTTTGCTGGTATAACTAGGGCTTTGGGTAATTTTAATAAAAAATTAGATAGAAGATTTGAAAATATTGAAAAAAACGTAGAAAAATTAAAATATGAAGTTTTACATGATTATGTATTAAAAGAAGATTTTTTAAGAGAAATGCAAGCAGTTCATTCTAAGTTAGATAGAATTTTAGATCATCTATTAAATAATTAATTAAACAGGTTGCCAGTTACCAAGTGCAGATAAATATATTTTTAAAGAACCACCTGCATTTGTATCCCAAACTAATTGACCATTGACAGGATTAGCAGGTAATCCAGCAGAAACAGATGCTACTGCTTTTACAATTTGAAAAGATGATCCGTCATGAACTTTAAATATTTGAGTACTAGCTGTATCTAACCAAGTCTCACCCTTACTAGAAGATGTGAATCCTGCAGGTAAGT